CGTACTTGTTACCGTAGGAAGCAACGCCGTCAAAGACAGTGCCCATGGCGCCAAAGATACCTGCGGTCATTGCGTTGCGCGAGGCCATACGATCTTGCTCAGCATTAGCCGAGAAATTGTAGGCCTGAGTTTCGTAGCCAATGGCCTCTTTCTCATAGTTGGCTCGAGTGGTTAGTTCGTCGAGCTTGCCGGTCATGGCGGTGTCGCTGAGGATCTCGAGGGCAGAGCCGGAAGAAACTTCAATCGAGCGCTCGGACAGCGCGTTCTTCTGCATTCCGATGCGGGCACGAGTTTTCAGCTGCTGGTCCTGCTGAGCGACAATGCCTCGGTTACGTGAGTCCTCGGCATTGCGCTGGGCGATGACCTTGTTGTTTTCGTTCTGTTGAGCGGATGCGGCAGCCGCAGCGGACTGGGCCTTAGCTCCCATAAGAGTGCCAACGGCGGAAACACCTGTACCAAGGATAGAGAAGAGAGGGGCTAGGCCCGCGAGTGCTTGTACGCACATGGGTTATTCTCCGAAAGTGAATTTGTAGTACAGGCGGCGATAGGGACCGTGGTCAGGGGCTGGTTCGAGAGTGGCCCCGAGAAGCTGAAGCCACTGGACAGCGCGTTCATGCCGGGAGTCCACGTAGTTGACAAGCTTACCGTACTTGTCCAGCCAGGCCTTGAGGATCTTGAAGGAGTACTTCATGACCTTGACGGGGTGCTTGGGAAGTTCGTCGGTGGCGATGAGCCAAGGGTTGTACTCGTCGTCAAGAGGGTTCATCTGGCCCACACCGAGGATGAGAACGGGGATGCCGTTCCAGGTGATGCACGCAGTTTCGATGGAGGTATCGATAGAATGCCGCAGCCCCCACTCGACTGAGTGGCCTAGCCCCAGGACTTCTCGACGATCGTCCTCGCAGATGTTGTCTACGAGGTACTGGAAGTTAGTTTCCGAGACTTCTTCAATCTGAACCATAGACGAGATCCGGTACGATGTTCTTGATGTTGAGCGGGAGAGGCGAGCGGGACTCGACGCGGACGAAGGCTTCGCGGTCCCAGGCAACATGGGCGGGGACTTCGTAAGGGCCATCGAGAGGGCTTCCCGGGTAGTACATGTTGTCCGAGGAGTCTCGTGAAGGGATAGGCTCCAGGTCCTGCTCGGAGTTTGCGGAGCCTACATACACGCCACGAGAACGAGTAAGGTTCAGGGTGATCCGATCGAGGGCTTTGAAGAGATAGCCGCCGATACGAGACTGGTGGTCAAGGTTGAGGGTCTCGACATGGGCGCGGTAGTCGATACCGATATGAACTCGAGCGTAGTGTTCGGGAAGGGTGAGCTCGCCGAGGACTGGGGTGAGCTTGGGGAGTACGAACCCGTCGGCGACAATGGAAACTGGTTCGCCTTCGAGGTGATTGAGATTGGTTAAGATTTTAGCACAGATATAGATAGTGCCAGACGCCGGAATGCCTTCAGGTACTTCGCTCACGCGCTGGATAGAGCAGGTGAGTGTGTCCCCGGAGACTGAGTCGACAAGCAAGCGCACAGTGTCGTACTCAGAGAAGTCGTACTGAAGAACAGCGCCGACGGCTAGGCCATGCCCTGCGATGTCAAGCTCTACCGTGGTTTCGTCGAGGTAGGTAAAGTTCGTGTACTCGCGATCGTCGGTGTAAGTCAGTGAGCAGTCGAGGTAGTTAAGCTCGTCGATACGGTCAGATTGAGTGTTGACGAGGCGCTCGATAAAATACTCTTTCACGCCGTCAATTTCCCGCTCGACCTGGACGTAAACGGAATAGAGAGATCCCTCGGAAACCGCAGACACATCGAGGATCTTTCCGTTAGTGGACATGGTTGTCCAGCCCCAGATCTCGTGCTCACGGACATAGGTCATAACAGCCATGGTGCCGTCGGAGAGAACGCAGAAGAGCATGTTGTAGGGGTAGTCGGCGTAGGCGTAGGCTACGATTTCCTTGTGCTTGAACAGGTCTTTGGTCAAGCGCGTGAGATCGTCGGCCTTGAATGTGTCGGCTGTGTACTCGTAGCCGAGGTCGAGAATGGTGCTTCCCACGTTCTTCACGAACAGGATGCGGTTGCCGATCGGGATAGGCCGAAGGATTGGGTGGCAACCGTAGGAGGTCTCGAAGTCAGGCTCGGCCGTGGAGGGAGTAAGGGGAGCCCCGTTGGCTCCTCGCAGCACCCACTCGCCCGTGTCCGTGAAGATGATGAATGATTTCATCTGCACCATGTGGCGAATGTTCTGGCGCTTACGTGCGACAAGAGTGAATAGAATTGCATCGTCATCCTGAGTGGGGATGGACTTGAAGAGGGACGAAAAGAGTGACGGGCGGGATAGCCACACGGACTGGGGGCGAAGCCGAGTAGCGGCGTAAGCCATACGCTGTTTGTAGAACTCAAGAACTGAAGGGTACTGGCCAGCGACGCCGAAGGACCAGGCGGAGTCAAGTGGAACTACGTCGAATGAAGGCGCGATGTTGCGGTCTTGCCAGGACGTGGCGGTAGTGTAAGCTACAAAACCGAACACTCCGCCGTTGCCTTTGTAGACGGTGTATCGAGTAGCACCTGCTACAGCCGGCCAGGAGACATTGATGTGGAGACGAGGGTGGCCTGTGTCGCCGTTAATTGTAGCGATAGCGGAAGGCAAGGTCTCGGTCCCGTCGGCTAGCGTAGCCGAGACGCGGTAAGAAATATCCCGATTGACCGGGACGTAGTTATCCGCTGTGATCAGGTTGTTAACCTGAGTCAACGTAAGGGTGCCTCCGAAAGCTGGATGCGGAGTGAACGGAGTAGGGACAAGGTCCCAGCCGTATAGACCGTACCGGCGAAGTTCCTGCGGCGCCACGTCCGGATGAGTGATATACATGATATCATTCGCGAAGGTGAACTTGAGTTCCTGGACCTGCTCCGCCGTCCACGGTGAGGCCACTTCCATCACGCCGCCGACATTGGCTGCGTCGTAGTGAGGACCTGGGTCGCCGACAGGGATTGAGACATAGCCGCCGAAACGAATAAACCGGATGAAGTTGTGTCCGAACTCGAGGTTGTAGGAGTCGTCTTGAGAGATCTCCCATGGGATCATGCGAGACTTTTTGTCCGCAATCTTTCGCTTGCCGATGTAGTAGAGCCCTAGACGCTTGACGAGCGAACCCTCGACCTCGATCGCCATGTTGTCCGCAGACTTCACGCCGGTCATGTATTTGTTCAGGTCGGCACGTCCCCAAAGACCCTCGGAGAGAATGCCGCCAGCAAAGGTAAAGGTGGGAGATTTCATTCTGAGCGCACCCGGATGACGTCAGGGACGAACTCGTGATCGACGACCTCGGGCTCGAGATTTGCGTAGGACGTGGTGGTCTTGGAGAGGAGACGGGTGTAGGAGTTCTCGAGGTCGAGACGAAGTCTCCGGTCCTTGCTGATTACCATACAGCAGTTGATGGCAAGGGCAAGACCGGCGAGCTCGAATGCCATCGGGGAGAACCGCTCGATAGATACACGGCGAGAGCCATAGCGAACCTGGGCCGAGGCCTTGTTGGTGAAGATATAGGTCGTGTCGGAACCGATATCCGGAGACATGCCGATCTCGAAAGGTTCGGAAACCGTGTTACGCTCGTCTCCGATGTGCCAGACCTTGACGCAGTCGGTAGGGTAGGCGTAGGCATAGGACCATCCACGCGGAGGAACGCCTGAAGTAAGGTTCAAGGGACCTACAACGCGGCAGAAGGGCCAGTCGAATTCTTCAATAACCCGCTCAATTGCATTGTCCAGGCGGGCACGGACAGCTACCGCCGCTGGGGAATTACCCTCCAGCGACGTTAGTGTATCACGCACCAGGTGACCTAGTGCTTCATTCGCGAGGTCGAGTTTGGTGCGTGACATGGATCAATCCCGGATATCGACTTCAGCGAGACGAGCGAGCAGACGCTGGCGTTCGACGGCGCGGCCAGTGGTCTGCATCTTGTTCTTCTTGAAGTCTTCGTACTCAGCCTTCAACGGCTTGTGCAGGGACTTGTCCGTGGGAAGAAGGATCGGCCACGGGAAGACCTTGTTCTGCTCGTCGTAGTTGAAGACGTAGGGAGCGCCCTCGTTGAGCATGGCACCTTCCTTGGAGTAGAAGGGCTTGATCACCGTGCACTCGATGTCGGAAAGACCGGAGTTCGGGCCTTCGTAGTCGTCGTCCTCATCGGTGATGTTGTCCGAGGCCTTGTCGGAACCTGCCGGAGCATTCTTGGTGTCCGTGGTCGGAGCGGCGGCTGCGGTAGCCGTGGGCTTGCTTTCTGCCATTGGAGTTACTCCTTGTTGGCGTGGAGGGGAGGGCAGCGGGCGAACCCGCTATCCGTTAGCGATTGGTCTGGCGAGAACCGACGACGCCGGCAGTGATCTTGCCGGTGAGGAACGGGCCGGTTGCGACGATGTAGTTCAGGCGCACGTAACGCTGGACGTCGGGCGGAAGCTTGAGGCTCTTGCCGATATTGGCGCCGATGCCGAGGGAGGCCTTCGGGATAGCGTCGGTGATGAGATGCTTGATGACACCAGAGCCGAAGTTCTCGACAGGCGAGGACTGGACTTCGATGGTCAGCGTTGCGGCGCCGGCAGCGGTGAAAGCCTCCGTGATGGTGGCTTCAACGGGGATCTCGCGGTCGGAGCCGGCAGAGCCAGCCCACATCGGAGGTCCAAGGTCGATCACGTCGGTCGAAACAGCGGTGGCTGTAACGGCCTGATTGAGCGACATGAGGTTCTGTCGATCGAGGATCATTTGGGGTACTCCCAGGATTGAGTGAAGAGGATGACTAGGGGACGGATCCCCTAGGTATTAGACAAACGGGACGAGGGCCTCGGTTTCGACGAGGGCGTCAGAACGATGAACGGGGAGACCGTCGAACATCATGACGCGCTTGCCGTTCCAGTTTTCCCAGGTCAGGTTGCCGGCGAGCTTGTCGAGGATCGCGTGACGCAGGGCCGAACGAACCTTCTTGGAAACGTACCAGACCCGACGGCCGCCAGCGGAATTCTCGTCCTCGTTGGCAATCGGGAGCGCTTCCTGCGCGTCGATCATGAGCTTGATCAGTGCCTTCATGTAGTTTGCATCGCCGAGCTGGTCCGTGTCGATGTTGGCTACGCGAGCGCAGGTACGCCAGTCGCGAACGGAGATGCCGCAGTCCCACTTGAAGTGGTCACGGTAGCCTTCGTACTGACCGCCATTGCCGTCGCTCAGGGTCTGCTGGCCGAGGTCGACGTGAGAGAGGCCGGCCTTGGAACCCTTGGGGTAGAGGCCGTGGGCAGCGGTTTCGGACCAGGTGATGAGCCAGGCCGAGGTGTTGGAGGTCGGATCGGAGCCGGTTGCGTTGAAGACGTTGGCACCGGAGGCTGCGCGCGAGGTAACGCCGTCAGCGTAGCGAGGAGCAAACCCGGTGAAGCGTTCAGCGTTGATCTGCTGATTGCCGTACCAGACGGTCTGAGCCATCTGCTGCGACATGCCTTCCATGATGGCGGCAGCTTCCGTCATGCGGTACTGCTTGGCGTTGCCGGACATGTCGGCCAGTGCCTTATCGCACTCGGCGTAGACTTCCAGCATGCCGACGGTGTCGCGGACTGCGGCCGTGGTCGACTTGACGCGCGGAACACCGTAGTTGAGAATGCGCCAAGCCGCCTGCGGAATGCCGGTACGGACAGTAGTCTTGTGACCGGAGCCGTCGTTGCACTCCTTGACCAGCATGTCGGTCAGGATGGGGTTGGTGCGGTTGAGGATTTCGAGGATGCCAGCGATCTTTCCGTCGGGATCGGTGCGCTTGGCAACATCGGCGAGAGTCGAGACTGACGTCGAGATCGTAGCCATTGAGGTTTAGTCCTTGTACATGAGATCGTGGAGAGGTTTGTCTGCCACCGTCGTCGCCCCTCCACCGGGCGGGATAGTGGTTTCGCTGGTTGCCGCGCCGACCTTGGCCAGGAACCGGATCATCTCGGGGTGGTTGCCGACCCCATAGTGGTTCAGCATCTGGCGGAATGCTGGAGTTCCGAATTGCTTGATAGCGGCCTTGCCCGCGATGAGCGAGGGCTGGTACTTCGCGCCTCCAATCTCAGGGTCGGCTTGGGCCTGGGTGCGCAGGTCATTGACGTGGTTGCCCCAGTTCTCGATTGCGTGTTGATCGAGCTTGGCTTTGAAGTCAACGAGCTTCTGCGCGCCTTCTTGATTGAGCTGGAGCTCCTTGACGATCGGGAGGAACTCGTCACGGAGAGCAGGATCGGCCTCGGCACCGTCAGGGAGAGTGAACTCGCCGTACTCGCCGTTCTCGGGGAGGCCGAAATAGGGCGAGGGCTTGGCTTCTTCCTTAGCCTTGGGCGTGTCGTCGGGGTTGAGCTCGGCCGAGGCCTCGTCGTCAGCACCCAGGTCGGTTACGTTCGAGTCGCCGGAGCCAGCGGCGGGGGTTTGCCCTGCCGGAGTTTCCGAGGTCGTGTCATCCGAGCCCAAGTCCGTTGTTGCGGTCGAAGGGGAGGAAGTCTCCGTCGTCGTCCCCGAGGTCTGTTCGGGTGTCGAGGCGCCGCTGTTCGTCTGCTCGTTTGTCATTGTCATAGTTGCCTTGCTCCTCTAGCATCATGGCGGTGAGTTTCGGGGATACGCTCATGCAGTCGTTGAAGAGTTCCACGCCAACGGCATGGGCTCCGCAGTTGTACTCAAGCAGGGTTCGCTCTTGAGCGAAGGGAGAGGCAAAGACCCCGCACCGGTTGATTAGCTCGAATACGATTTTACGCCCTTGCCATTGGGAAAGCAAGTGCCTTAGTTCGTCACTGGAATAAAAAGTTGACATCAGCCACCCATTCGCTGCATGAGGAAGGACAGGGCGGACGGACGCTGGGTATCCGTGCGAGAAAGGAGCTCGGCGGACTCGGCAGTGGCGCGCATAGCCTCGGCTTGCTGGGGAGCGGCGGCGGCTTGAGCTTGCTGCTGGAATGCGGCCTCGGCGTCGTCGTCGTTGAGCATGACCTCGGCCGGGACGCCGATGGAGTCTGCGTAGTGGTCCACGCCCTTGTAGGCGTTGATTTTGAACGAGACCTTGGGGAAGGCCGGGGAGATGTTGCCAAGGAAACCGAAGAAGCGCTCAAGGGAAGCAGCGCCAGCAGCACGCTGGGCGTAGGCCAAGGCGGAAGTGTAGCGAGGGCCGATGAGCCTGCCTTTGAGTTCTGCCGGGGCCTCGGGAAACGCGCCAGCCGCGTCAAGCATACGGTAGACTCGGGACAAGGCGTTGTCGAGTGTGTCGCGGTGAGTGCGCTGGAGCACGGGGCCAAGGGCGAGGAGTTTCTCCGAGTGCTTCTCCTCGACTTCGCGGGCGGTGATCTCACGGCGGTCGGAGGTAGCAAGCATGAGGAAGAGGTCCTTGAAATAGACCTCGTTAATCCGACGCTCGATGTCGGTGATGCGCTGGGCCATGGCGGTGAGGACACCGGGGGAGAGCTGGTAGATAGCCTCGACATCGGAGTTGTTGGCCGTGTACGGGTCGTAGTACGTGACGCCGCCAGCGGACTGGTTGATTGGCTGGTTCCGAAGGAAGATCGGGGCTTTGAGCGGGGGCTTGACGGCTTTCTCGACAGCCTGCGCATCCCGGAACTCATAGGTTTGCAGGGAGGCGGCATCACCCAGGGCAAGTGAGCCGCAGCCAGAGCCCCAGACGTTACCGGAGCCAACGCGCCAGCGAAGGTCGAACGCTGGCCATTCGTTGTAACCGGAGATCTCAAGGAACTCGGCCTCTCCCTCTTTCGTGTTGGACTCCTCGAAAACGAACTTCACCCAGGGCTTCCCCCGCCAGAGAGCGCCTGAGGTTTGAAGCTGGTTGGGCTCGATTACGTACCAGACACGAAACTTGGTGGAGTAGTCGCCTCGGTTGTAGGCGTCCTTGACGGCCTGAGAAGCGCGGTCGCGCCAACGGCTCATGATGTCGATTGTGTTGAGCCAGTCAAAGGCGTAGATAGTGTCGATGTCGCCGAGGGCGTTCTGGTGGATGAGGTACTGGCCCGGGGCGAAGAGCTTGACACCGAAAACCTGGGTCGGGTGCGGCTCGATGATACCGATGCCAGTGCCAAAGTCGGCGGCGTCCCCGAAGAGGACTTCGAGCTGCTGGTAGAAGTTGGATCGAGCGAGGTACGTGCGCGTGATGCGCTCGCGGATCTCGAGGTTCTGTTTGGCTGGTCCCCACTGAGCCATGTCCTCGTCATCGAGGATGAACTTGAACCACTCGTAGGCGGGGGAAGCCGCGCCGGAGATCATACCCGAGGAGAGGGTGCGAGAGGCGACAGCGGGAGTGGAGTTGATGAGGCTCGTCGGGCGCTTGGACTCTTCAGTGTCGGCGGACTCGAGATAAAGCCCTCGCTCGGGCCGGATGACCTGAGTGATCTTTTTCCAATCGTTGAGGTGCTTGGAGCGCAGGCCCTCGAGGTCAGTGCGCCTCGAGTTAATCCGAGCCTTCGACGTGAAGATTTCCATACGGAGGCCTTACTTCGTGCCAGCGAGGGTTTGGTTACCTGCGCCTTGGCCGCCGAGATTGACGGTGAGGTTCGTGCCGGCGAGGCCTGTTTCCTTCTGCGCGTTCTTGCGAGTGGTGTCGCGAGCGAGCTGGGCAGCAGGGTCAGCCATCTGCGGGGCGGCCGGAGGAGTGGGCGGAAGGGGCTGCGACGCTACCTTCGGGGTTTTCAGGCACATAGTGTGCTCCTTATTGATCAAGCGCTGCGGCAACGGTGAGGCCGAGGGCAAGTGCGTACAGCGCGAGGCTCAACCACGTTGCACGCACTTGCCACTCGTAGGAGATCCCTGGAGTCTGTTGCAGCCAGGCCGCTCCCGAAGCAAGTGAAAGGAGGATCACTGCGAAGACCGAGCGGGCCATGAAGGCTGCGAGAGCCAAGAACACCGCTGCGGCGAGGGAGGAAAGTAGCTGGTCCATGAGAGGGATCTCCTGATTTGGGTATGATGGCATAACTGCCGGGGAATGTCAAGCGAAAACTATTGGGGCTGCGGTTCCCGCTTACATGTAGGTCCGAAACTCTTTATACGGGTTGTCGTCGAGGTCAGCGGCGTAGGTTAGCTCACGGGAAGTGGAGACTAGGCTCGAGACCATGAGGTCGATGTAATGCTGGTCTATGGCGAAGGTGATGGCAAGGGCGTCAGCGATGTCAGGGGAGAGACCGTCGAGACGAGCCTCGATGTCTTTCTTGGACTCGAGCCGGATGATGTCCTCGGAGTCGATTTGGTAGAGGGGAGCACAGAGTTCTTCGGTGAGCTGAGGGTCAGCTGGGAGGCAGCCGGTTGGGATCCAGTCGCGGAGTGCGCCCCAGATCTCCGCTCGCTTGTTGGCGTACTTGGACTTGGAACGGTTGGCCGGGGAGAGGTTAAGCGAAGCCTTGGCGCCGAACTGAACTTCCACGACCTGGACGTTGAGCTGACGGAGACGGTCGATTACGCCGCCACCTACACCACCGCCGTCAACGGCAACGAGCTTGGTGTTGTATTGAAGCATCATGCGCATGACGGCGTCGGCGACAGCCATTGTGTCTGCACCGTTGAGCTTGACATAGGGGAGGGAACGAGCGTCGCGACCTCGCCGGGGGTAAAGAACGGAAGAGTTCTTGCCGTAACGGGCTACGTCGACGCCGATGATAACAGGCTCGTTGGGGTTGTACGGAGCCTCGCGAGCTTGGGCCTCCATGACAAGGCCACGGGAGATGAAGGCGTTGAGGCCTTGGCTCGGGAACTCGCCGAGGATACGGATGCGGACGAAGTCGGAGTCGAGGCCTTCCTCGTTGATCTGACGATTGAGCTCGTTCTTGTTCGTGAACGTGACGGTGCGGGAGTCGATCCGGCGACAGACCCAGGGGTTGAACTCGGCGGGCTGATGGATGTTGTAGAAATGGCCCGAGGGCATGGTCGGGTTGCCTGGAGCGAACCAGATGATTTGAGTATTGGCGTCGGATAGAGCGCCGGCGGCAACGTCCCAGATGATCTTAGGGATTTCCGAGGCCTCGTCGAAGATGATAAGGATGCGCTTGCCCTGGTTATGGAGGCCCTGGAAGGCGGTAGTGTTGTGCTCGGACCATGGGATCATGTCGATGCGCCAAGTGAGGAGCTTGTTCCTGTCGTTCGGGAAAAGCGAGGTCGCGGTGAGACGGAAGAGATCTCGGCCGATGTACATGTTGTACCACTTACCGAGTTCAGCCCAGGTCTTGGTGCGGAGCTGGCGCTCGGAGTTTGCGGTTACGACGCCGCGAGTGTCCTCTTTGAGCATGGCCCAAAGGATGAGCATGGAGACCATGGCGGACTTGCCGATGCCGTGGCCGGAGCGGATAGAGATGCGGACGATAGCGTCGTTGATATCGATGATCCCGTCTCGGACGAGTTCAAGGATCTCCATTTGCCAGACCTCGGGGCCGGAGATATTTGCCAAGGCCGTGCCGGGTTCGCCCCAAGGGAAGGCATACATGACGAAGCCGACTGGATCGTTCTCGAACTGGAGAAGGTCGGCGAGGAGCGCCTCGTGTGCGTCAGTTTGCTCGAGGTTCGTGGGCCAGTCGATGGAATAGCCGAGGTCTTCGACATAGGGCTGTTGCTCAGCGGCGAACTCGACAGGGTTGTATTCACTCATGATCGATGACCTTGGCGGCAGCTACGCGAGCACGAGCGGCCTTGATGCGGTCGGTGAGCTCAGCGTTGATGTTGATATTGACGTTGGGGCCCTTGCTGGGAGCGTAGCCAGTGCGATCTGCCATGTCCTTGGCGATGTCTTTGAGAAGACCTGGGGAGAAAGACTCCGGATCGTCCTCGAGGCGGTCGGAGAGCTCCTGCACTGAGGCAAGGCCAAGGTTGAGCATACGCTCGCGGAGGTCGGCAGTGGCCTGCACCGAGCCCTGGCGGTAGAACTCGAGGAGCTCCTGGAACTGGGGATCGGCCTTGAGGATGGAGATCCGGGAGGGTGAGTACCCGGTAATGATGCTTGCGTCTCCTTCCGAAGTCCCGAGGGCAAGGACACGGGCGAGGGCATGGTGCTGGTCCCGGATCTTCGCCAAGGGCTTAGCTGACTGTACCTGAGCTTTCGGCATGGACAAGTCCGCCGGAACGAGATCCCGCACGTACTCGGCTTCGAGGGGAGTAGCGGAACGACCGCGTGAGGCCAACGCCCCAAGGTCAAGTCCAAGTTCGTCTAGTTCCAGATCCATGGCGGGGAGCTCCTTCATGCCGTTGACTCCTCCTCTACCACAACCCCCAGCCCTTGTCAAGTGCCCTTGCCGAACCCGTTGCCCGAGTCTCTCGGGGGTCTCGTCCCGAATATGGATAAGGGGTCCGAGAGTATGTAAGCGAGTGGTAATAGGCTGGAATGGGCGAACTTTTTGTCGAGTGGTGTCCCCGGCGCGCAGGCGGGAGTCCCGGAACCCCGGGGGTGGGGGGCTCGATGTGGCAGGTGGATCGATGGGGCGGGGTATGGCCGGGGATGGCGGAGGGCGGAAGGCAAAGCAGCCTTGTAACAATTCGTGATCGGGTGGACTGAGAAGGGGATTGACATTGGCCCGGGCGGGATTATGTTGGACTCAAGCCAAACGGATAGGCCGATTGGTGGATCAATCAAATGGAGTACGGAACCATGACTAAGACCATTGAAGTAAGCCTCGGCAAGGCAGGTAGCATCACCGTTGACGTGGCGCGGCTGGAGAAGAGCCCTGCCGTGATGGAATATATCTTTAACTACGGACTTAAGCAGATGCTTAACGACGTTCATGCCTCGGAAAAGGATGCAAGCGCCAAGCTGGGCTTGAGCCAGAAGAAACTGGATAGCCTCTACCGTGGCGAGGTTGCGCAAGCGCGGGCTGCCGGCGGAGATCCGGTGAAGCGTGAGATGCGGGCAATGGCCGAGGCGGATGTCAAGAACATGGCCCGAGGTGCCGGGATCAAACTCGCGAACATTCCGAAGGAAAAACTGGCTGCGGCGATTGACGCGCAGATGGCGAAAAACGAGGCCAAGTACCGTAAGGCGGCGGAGGCGAAGCTGGCCATTAAGGTTGAAGCCACGCCGGTTATGGACTTGGACGAGTTGCTGGGATTGGGTGACTAACCCACAAGCCGAAACTAGGGCGCGAATGCCCTAGTCCGTGGATTGGGTCCACGCTGACGAGGCTAAAGGAGTACGGAATATGTTCATTCTCGCCGCTAAGTTTTCCGGTTCGGACGAAGTTAAGTATTTTGTCAGTCGAACTTTGACGCCGTTGAAGCGTCTACGCGCACAAGCGACTGACTATCGCGTTTGGAATGACGGCTGGATTGACAGTAAGACCGAGAATAGCTGGAAGGAAATCGGGCAGGAAGTTGTCGGAAAATCTGCCCTCGTTGTGATTTAAGCAAGCCTAGCTCCGAATAAACCTAGCCCCATTGGTTCCGGCCAGTGGGGTTTTTCGTGCGTGGGTATATTAGCGAAGTCGGAAATGCCCGACGTTGGCGCGTGACGGGCGGGAACGGGTCCGGATGGGCCGACATACCGGAAAATCGTCCGTCGCGTTCCTTGGCCCGTTCTCGTGGCGGCAATCGGCCATCCCGCCACATTCCTACCCCACATATGCGCGTACGCGAGCGCACTGGCCTAGACATGCCTAGCCTCGCCTAGACCCCGGGGGAAAATCCCCTAGATATCCCCTAACTCCGTTAATTGGGCTAGACGCCCCTACCCCCTTGTTTCGCCCTCCTGCGTGTGGCGTAGACCCCTCAGCCTGAGACCCCTCGGTCATAATGTGACGTAGACCCCTCAAGGCCTCGTCCCCCGTTGCCTAGATTCCTAGAGCCGTTACAAACCCCTGTCTTGCCCGCATATTCCCTCGGGCGCGATGTGTAGATTGTGGCTTTTTTGTGGCGAGTGGATTTGTCGCGTTTTATTAAGAGGTATTTTTTTTTTTTTTTTTTTTTTTAAACTCTGAAACTCGAAAAAAGCCCCTCCCATAGATGGACAAGGGGTCCCAGGGTTCTAGGCGCCAACCGCCCACGAGGGACAGGGGTCTGAGGGGTCTAGCCATGAGGGGTCTGCGTCATCCGTAGGGGCGGAAAATAAGGGGGGTGGCGGTTGTAGCCAAGTTAACGGAGTTAGGGGTTATGTAGGCGGAATTTGGCCCGAGCCCAGCGCAATTAGGGATTATGTAGGGAAATGCCAGGGGCTCGGAACGTCAACGGCACGGAGAGGGGTCTTCACCCACCTCAATAAATCGCTTGCGAGGGCGGGCGGAACGTGGTATAAGAGGGGGTCGAGTTGGATTAGCTCGATGGAAAAGCTGTACGGAAAGGTCAAGGTCATGAAATATCATTTGAAAAAGCTGGGATTTACCAACCAGCGCAAGGTTATCGAGACTCAGGGTGATGCACTCTGGGATGCAATCTGTGATGGAGTTGCCCAAACCAAGTGGAAACTGGAAGATGCCGTCAAGGTCGTGATGAATGAGTTTGGGTATTCACAACGGACAGCCGCCCAATATGTTCGAGCTGTGGTTAACAATGTTCGAGCAGAGTCCGGAAACGATGTGATCAAGCGTCAAGGGCGGCTTTACATCTGGGCGTAATGCCAAGGGCGAAAGCCCCACAGGATGACGGGAACCATCGATAAACTGGGTACTCGCAGAGGGTTTGAGCCAACGAAGCGAGTGGTAACTTGGGGTGGAGCGACCAAGCCCGGTGACAATGTCACGCTAACACCTGTACGGAAGGATCAAGCGAATGAAAAAGGTAGTAGACTACTCGAAGAGTGCAAGCCCACGGGCAGATGCACTGCAAGATGTGATTGAAGAACTCGGCGAGCGCTGGGACTCAGCGAAAGCCTTCGGGCTCAACAAGGTCACGGACACGGAGCAGTTTGCCTCATGGGCAGGTTTTGCCGGGGTCGAGGGCGCACCGGTTGAGGCTTGGTATGATCATTACCATGGCGAGGGCGCGTGGGAGAAGGCAACTGGCTGGAGCCACTTCGACAAGCGAAATGAGTTCCACCCTGCCAAGGTCGTACGGGAGCACACTGACCGCCTAACACGGGTTCTCCGCAATGAACTTGCAAGGGCGACAGCCCCGGAGACTGACTCAAGACAAGCTTCAGTCCTAGATCTTCTCGGACCAGATGAGCTTGCGGCAGTAGAAGAGTGGCTAGGCCGGATGGGCGAGTTCACAAAAGAGCAGGAAGCCGAGCTTGATCGGCGCTGGCAAGCGCATATTACCGCTGTCGAGAACCACCTGATCAAGCGCATGGTCGCTAAAGTCGAGGCTCAGCGGCGCGGAGAGGACAATACGCACGGACGGTATATTCTAGCTGACCTGAAACTCGGGCAGCTTCACATCGTCCGAGACTTCCTCGAGTCCTATATGAGGGCACTTTAATGGCCAAGTTTCAGATCTCCGTTGACCTGCCCGAAGGCGTGGACTTTGTCCGCTTGCACAACACGCCAGATGGCTGGGAAGCCACCTGCATCAGCTACGCCACAGCGGATCGTTATGAGGTTCCGATCCCGAGCCAGATTGGTGTGGCGTTTAAGCAGCGTAGCGCGGAGCTCGCTATCAAGGTCGCCGCCGAGGACGCTCGCAAGCGCACCCAGGCCATCCTTGCCAAGCGCAACGCGGCACCTGATCCGAGGCTCTCGGACGAGGACAAGCTCTTCAAGATGCTAGGGCTTTAGCTCATGCCAAGCGCTCAGATCACATATCAAGAGTTCATCGATGGAGTATTCTGGGAGCCTCATTGGGGGCTCCTCATCGAGTGGTTTGACCAGAAAGGTTACAACGTATTCTGGCTGGAAGAGGAGACACTCGGGCTATGAGCAACCAGTATAAACTCCATCCCGAGGGCACCTTCACCGGCAAGGTCATGTCCATGCAAGCGGGCTGGTCGGTTAAGCACCAGTCCCTCTATGCAGCTTTCCAGGTCAAGACCGAGCACGGTGGAGTGTTTGTGCCTGTGGGCATCGAGTACCTGGGCCAGCACTTGGCGAGCCTTAACTTCGGCCGCTCTCGCTTGACGATCAAGGTCACGCACACGCACTGGGAGAAGAACATTCGGCTCAGTGTAACACCGGTAGGAGCGCCAAGTGTTTAAGTGGTATCAAGCTAAAAGCTTAGCTGAATATGCAGACATCGCTCGCAAGATGCACGAGCAGATGCACCGCGACATGCAATGCCAGCAACAAATCGCCAACAGCCCGGTAGCTCGCGAGGCATACGCCGGCAAAGTCATAGAGGGGACCTCTAATGCAACGCAAGATTGATGAAACAGAACTCCAGCTTGTCTGGGGCTCCGTCCGGCACCTTCGCAGGATCGTCAACGCAGGTGAATGGGGCAAGGCCGCTCAGGTTTACCAGAGCCTCGCCGCCTACGAGCGCACGGCCTCGGAGCAGGGCCACCATCCATACTTCATCAACATGGCGAGGGAAGCAATCGACTACTACGTCGAGAGCTACAACGCCTTCCTCAAGGGGATGCTTAACCATGCTTAAAGCAGTTCTTAACGTCGCTATTTTCTACCTGTTCATTTGGCTAGGCTGGAAACTTGCTTACGCCATCGCCTACGCAACACCACTGCCAGTTTAAGGAGAACGGCAATGAAGAAAGAAATGAACCTGCCTATGCCGGAGTTGTTTGAGGTCGATAACAAGCTCATCGTGGAACGAGGTCACGAAGTGCGAGCGCAGGAGCACCTATTCGACACCATTGGCTGGCGTTGGCAGCGTACAGTCGCCGCTCGCTTCAAGCAAGCCACTTGCATCGATTGCCTGTGCGAGGACCTCGAGTCCCTCGGCCTTGCTCGCAGCGCCGTGGAGTTCCTGTGGGGGCAGTATCGCAAGGACAAACCCTGGACCGAGGCTTGCTACGAGTCCGACTACATGAATGAGCAGATCGCGCTCGAACAAGCGGCCTCAATGGTCAATTCCTTCAACGAGCACGTAGCCGGACTTGTCAGCGCCGGCACCCCACTTATCTACGACATCCTCGGCGAGGGTCGTGGACCATTCGGCTACGAGGGGCACAAACCTGAGGTCTTCCTCGAGGCCATCCGTACCGAACTCGGCAAGCACGGCATCCGGGTTATGACTGCGGCGGAATATACAGCCGAGCAAGCTCGGGGCAGGAAGGGATTGCATTGACCGAGACCAAAACCCAGGTCAAGCCCAAAGGCCCCGCCAGTCTCTCCGGCCTTTATCAGTGGCGCGACCGGCAAGGCCAGTTCCATCATCCGGGTGAGATGGAAACTCGACACTTGTTCCATACGGTTAGTATGATCTGGAACCATACTATGCCAGTGAAGACAAGGCCGAACTATCGCCAGTACAAGTTCAGCCCGTACTACACTGAGCAATACATGAAGCTCAGCATAGTCATGCTTGTTCACGAACTTTTTCGGAGGGATGACCTTCTCCCCGAATGGAAAGCAACCTTGGACATGATGTGGAGTTATGTCCGTAAACCTGAAAGGCTCATCAAATGACAGACATGGACTTGAAACAAGCTCGAGCAATTGCGCGGAGCGTAGGCGCAACGATTGAGGAGAAGGAAGATGGCCCACAGCTACTTCCTTACTACGTCGTTCGCCTTGGTGTTTGCCGCATCGGCTCCAATGGCACCCGCGAGTACCCCACGTACTGCGCTGGCACTCCCGGCATGGCAGCGAATTACGCTGTCCTTAACACAGCCAAAATCTGCAACGAGATGGCAGCCCTCGCCAAGCAGGTCTACGTCGACTCAGACCTGATCTACATGGCCGCACATTGACCTGGGTCGAAGCAATCCAGTACGGGGTGATGATACTCGTACTTGTCATCTTTCTCATCACCAGCTACAACCTTTGGAAAGGAAACTAACTCCATGCGCGCACTATCCAGTACTTCCCTCGCAGCCCTCATGGCCGGCTACGGCAAACGCTTCCTCGCCGAGCCAGGCTCCCGCCGCCGCCGCCAGATCTTCGCCGGCTCGCGCTACTACCCGCATCAGGGTGATGGCGAGATCCGTCGTCGGCTGCGGCAGGAAATCCAGGCCCTGGCCAAGTCCACGGTCGAGGTCTTCCCGAACGGCCTCTCCATGACCCTGTGAGATCAGCTCAACTACGACGAAGACTCAGCCCGGAAGTTCCGCAACGCTGACCGAGTCCAGCTCGTCGCCATCCGCAACAACATTCTCGAGGATCGCGCCAATGGCTGAGGTAAAGGCTTATTTCCATCTCAAAGGCATCGATGAGAAAGCCTATGAAGAATACGTAGTACTCTACGGCAAGCTGCGTAAGATCGAGGCAGATTTCATTCGCAAGTTTCGGGAAACTCCCGAGGCCAAGGTCAT